GGTTTTTGGATTTTTGGCAGGTTTGGCATGGATAATTTATTTGACTTAAAACTCAATATAAATCAGATAGCCGAACTAGTAGGGATGCACCGTCAAACCGTATCACAACGGGTTGCAGGTCTTACGCCTGCTATTGGTAGCAACTCAAAATTAAAGTTATACGCAATATCCGATTTAATTAAAATCGGGCTTGCCGAAAAAATGACGGCGGATGTTGATAGCTTATCGCCTGTGGAGAGACGAGCGTTTTGGCAGGCGGAAAACGAAAGACTTAAATATGAGCGAGACACTGGCGAATTGGTGCCTGCGTTTGAGGTCGCTCAAGAGATGAGTTTTTTGGCAAAAGCAGTAGTGCAGTCGCTCGATACCTTGCCGGATATTTTGGAGCGTGATTGTGGATTAACTCCGTCACAATTAACCCGTGTAATACAGGTAATTGACGATGTTAAATCGCAAATGTCATCACACATACAGACTGGTGATGATAGATCGGAGGAGCAATAATGTTTGCATCAGCTAAAGATATTAGACGAGATATTGCAAATCTGCTCAAACCTCCGCGCCGAATGAAAGTATCTGAGGCGGTTGCCGAATATATGCGCGTGCCTGTTGGTGGTGGTAACTCCATAAAATGGGATAAAAACACAGCGCCTTACATCCTTGAGCCTATGGACTGCTTAAACTCTCGTGAGTATGACGCCGTTATTTTTGTTGGACCTGCCCGAACGGGTAAAACAGTTGGTTTGATTGATGGATGGATCACGTACTCAATTATTTGTGATCCATCTGATTTTTTACTTGTGCAGTTGACACAAGAAAAGGCGAGCGAGCACAGCCGGAAGCGGTTAGACCGCACCTTTAGATGCTCGTCCGAGATAGCTAAAAGATTAAGCCCACGAAAAAACGATAACAATGTACATGACAAATATTTTAGAGCCGGCAACCTGTTAAAAATAGGTTGGCCGTCAATTAATGTGTTGTCATCATCTGATTACAAATACGTTGCGCTAACTGACTACGACCGATGGCCTGATGATGTGGATGGTGAGGGTGATGGATTTAGTTTAGCGTCCAAGCGTACAACGACATTTATGAGTGCCGGCATGACGCTTGTTGAGAGCTCACCGGGTAAAGATATTGTTGATCTAAAACATCACCCAAAATCAACGCATGAGGCGCCCCCAACAACTGGCATTTTGTCATTGTATAACCGAGGAGACAGACGTAGATTTTATTGGCAATGCCCTACTTGCTCCGAATGGTTTGAACCATCAATGGCTAACATGGTCGGTTATCGTGATGACACAGATTATGTTAAGGCGAGCGAAAAAGCTCGATTGCAATGTCCGCACTGTCAAACTCTTATTGAGCCTGACAGAAAGCGCGCATTAAACATCAGTGGTAAGTGGTTAAAAGAGGGGCAAACGATAGACAAAGACGGTGTGATACATGGCGAGGGCAGAAACTCACGTATCGCATCATTTTGGCTAGAGGGTCCTGCCGCCGCTTATCAAACATGGGCGCAATTAACATACAAACTGCTTACCGCTGAGCACGAATTTGAGATGACGGGCAGTGAGGAAACCTTAAAGGCAGTAACAAATACTGACTGGGGGTTGCCTTATTTGCCACGCTCCGCACTTGAGCAACGCCGCTCTGATGAATTAATGGAGCGGAGAGAAGAAACCGAAAAAAGAACGGTACCTTATGGGTGCCGTTTTTTATTGGCTGCGGTTGACGTACAGGGTGGGCGGAATCGCCGCTTTGTAGTCCAAATTGTGGGATATGGCGAAAACAGCGAACGATGGCTTATTGATCGATACAACATCAAATCATCAATGCGGGCCAACGCTGACGGCGAGTGTCATCCTATTGACCCGTCCGCCTACCCTGAGGACTGGGATTTGCTTATTAGCGATGTGCTCAATAAGCAATATCGCATTGAGGGGTTAGACGGTGGGTTTATGCCAATCCTTGCAATGGCGGTAGATAGTGGCGGTGAGGACGGTGTAACAGATAACGCTTATAAGTTTTGGCGTAGATGCAAACGCGATGGATTATCTAAACGTGTCTATCTCGTCAAAGGTGATAGCACACGCCGTCAAAAACTTATTACGCGCACTTATCCTGATAACACCTCTCGATCAGACCGCCACGCTAAAGCGCGCGGTGATGTGCCGTTGTATTTACTCCAAACAGATCAACTCAAAGATCGCATTAGTAACGCATTAAGCCGCGAGACTGTCGGCGCTAACTATATCCATTTCCCGGCATGGCTTGGGGAGTGGTTTTTTGATGAGTTGACATATGAGGAGCGCGGACAAGACGGCAAGTGGCGCAAACCTGGCAAAGGCAACAATGAGGCGTTTGACTTATTTTGCTATGCCCATGCGATCGCTATTTTGCGAGGTTATGAGCGTATTAAGTGGGGTGATGAGGATAACGTCCCTTACTGGGCAAAACTCCCCCACTTAAACCCTGACGTAATCCGAAAAGAAACAACCGCACCGGAAGAAGAAGCAGAAAGTGCGGTAGAAATTGAACAAGCTAAACCGCAACCGAAAGCTAAGACAAAAAGTGATTGGCTAAACGGTGGTGGAAGTAAGAAAAAAGGTGGGTGGCTGTGATTTACGACAAAGACGAGCTCGAAGAAAAAATCCGAACGCTTGATGAAAAGATCGATAACGCCCAAAGCCAAGTGAGCTTTAACGGGCGATCGGTATCTTACCAAGTGTCCGAATGGACAAAACAACGTGACCGCTATCAACAAATGCTTAATGAGTTATTAGCGGAAACAAGACAGCGCGTTAAACGCCACAGAATCAAATATGCGAGATTTTAAACAATGGGAATAGTAGATAAAGCGATTGCCGCAATCTCGCCTAAATGGGGCGCACAGCGAGCGAAAAACCGCTATGTGATGAATGCGTATGAAGCGGCTATGCCAAACCGTACGCACAAAGCAAAACGCGAAAGCCAAGGTGCTAACGTATCGACCAAACAAAGCGCGGTTAGTTTGCGAGAACAGGCTCGGGCATTAGACCAAAATCACGATATTGTGATTGGCATCTTAGACAAGATGGAGGAGCGGGTTATTGGGTCACGTGGCATCCATATTGAGCCACAGCCGCTTAATTTAACAGGTGATGTTGATGAGGATTTGGCAGAGCAAATCCGCAAAAAATGGGCGGAATGGTCTGTACGACCCGAAGTTACAGGACAATTTACCCGCCCTGAACTTGAGCGGATGTTGTTACGAACGTGGCTCCGTGATGGTGAGGTGTTTATCCAGCTTGTGCGTGGCGCGGTGGTGGGACTTAATCATAGCACGGGCATTGCATTTAGCCTTGAGGCATTAGAGCCTGATTTTGTGCCTATGTGGCAATCTGATACAGCTAATGTAATCCAAGGCATAGAGATTAACGCCTGGCGCCGCCCTGTGTCTTACCGTGTTTACATGGATAACCCACAAGAAAATAACCGCACTTACGGGCGAGTTAAATCAGTGCCGGCAGAAAATATGTTGCACCTTGCATTTAAAAAACGCTTGCACCAGTTGCGTGGCGTATCAATGTTGCATGGTGTAATCGTCCGACTTGCCGACCTTAAAGACTACGAGGAGAGCGAGCGTGTGGCCGCACGAATTGCCGCCGCCTTTACGATGTACATCAAAAAAGGTGATGCCGCACTCTACGGAGATAATGAGGATTACAGTGCAGACAGTCCGGAGCGAGATTTTGAGATTGCTCCCGGTGCAATCATTGATGATTTAAAACCCGGTGAGGATATCGGGTTAATCAACTCTAACCGCCCGAACGTTAACCTTGAAACCTTTAGAAACGGTCAATTAAGAGCAGCGGCGGCGGGAACTCGCTCCAGTTACTCAAGCATTGCTCGTGACTATAACGGCACTTACTCAAGCCAACGTCAAGAGTTGGTTGAGAGCTTTGAGGGCTACTCCGTTTTACAAGATACCTTTGTTGCTCACATCTCACGCCCGATATACAGAGAATGGCTAAAAATGGCGATTGTCAGCGGAGAAATTGAGGTGCCAGTCGATATTGAGCCAGCGTCACTTTATAACGCCGTTTATAGCGGACCTGTGATGCCGTGGATTGACCCGACAAAAGAGGCGCAAGCGTGGAAAGAGCGCATCAAAGGCGGCTTGGCAACCGAAAGCCAAGCAGTCCGGGCAAGCGGAAGCAACCCGGCAGAAGTTAAGCGCAGACGTAGAGTTGAGGTCGAGGAAAACCGCAAATTTGGTCTCAAGTTTGACACAGATTTAACTAACACAGGTACGACAAATGACAAAACAAAAAATGATTCTGTCGCCGGTGGCGATGGCAACGAGCGCGACAAAGACGAATAACCAGTCTTGGTACTCAATCAAAGCCAAAGCCAACGATACGGCAGAGATCTCAATTTACGATGAG